TATCGAAAGGGTGGTCGGTAAGCAAATCAAGAAACTCAATTTGAAATCACTCAAAAATGAATACCACGGTGACAAAAAGCCTGGTACAACCCTATATGGTGTTGGAACTACTACTTCAGTTCCTATTGTGCATAACAATAAGTCAAACCACAACAAAGTGGTGACTGTGTACAGTAGAATTGTTGTGCCAACACCATCAGCCAGGCCTGGAGCCTGGGATAAGGTTGTGAAAATTTTTGAGGACCGCTTCACCCTTAGTCAATGGGTGGTGAAACGTAACAAACTTGAGAACAAAGGGGTCACTACCCTTTTAACTGATGAGGACTTGTTTCAAGACTGGTTAATAAGGTTCCCTGGACAAAAGAGGAAGTACTTGCTCTTTGCCAGGGAAAAATTGATTGATAGTGGGGTTGTGGGTGACGAAATTGATTTCACCTACAATGTTTTTGGTAAACTTGAAAAGACCTTGAGTGTCATTAGGCACAAGGTCCGAAATCCAAAAAAGCCCCGCGCCGTGTATGGAGCCTCAGATGCAGCCAAACTGATTGGCGGCCCCTGGTTCCTACAATATGGAAGAGTCATGAAAAGCGTCTGGAATTGCGAACACGATGTCTACTATGCATCAGGTGTTACTAATGACGACATGACTAATTGGGTTAGGAGGGCATGTTCCCGTTTTCCAGACCCAATGTTCCTATACTCCGACTTCTCCATGTATGATGTTACACAAGGTGAAGAATGTATTAAAGCTGAGAACAGATGGTACAAGGCATTGGGTTTTGGTATAGATGAGTCCGAAAGGGCTTACCTAAAATCAAAATTATACTCCAGACTCCAGTTTGGTCCAATATCCTTACGTACCAAAGGTGTGAGAAAGAGCGGTGACAACGACACCAGCTCTGGAAACACACGCTGTACAGTTCTAATTATTCTTTATTTCTTACACCAACTGGGTTTAAAGAAAGGAGAGTATTGCTTGGCAGTGCTAGGTGATGACAACATAACTATCATATCATCAAAAGCAGCCCGACGTTTAAAGTTGACCAATGTAACTGTTCAGAAAGTTGGTATGGAGATCGCTAGTGAACTTGGTGTTAAAATCAAGATTGGCTACACTGGTCAAATGACCAGGGCGGAATTCCTATCAAAAAGGATCTATGATTCTGATACTGGACCCTACTTTGGTTGTAAACCTGGAAGATTAATTTGTAAGGTTGGGTGGTTTTTGTCTAAGCCCAATGTTTACAATCAACTTGAGATCTTTCATGGTACACTTATTTCATTAAAACCAGTAATGGAAAATGTACCATTTGCACGTGTGTACCTCAATCTGTGCCTACAATGGTTGCAGGAGCAAAATGTTAGTGTTAGTAAACCCAAGAACAAATACCAAGCTGAACGCAGTTTTGGTGTTCTTGGTTCTCTTGATTTTCAAACCTGGGTGAAGTTTGAAGAGGTCTATGGGATGTCAATATTTGATGAAGCTTTGTTTGAACTTGAGTTCAAACAAGCTTTGAAACAGTATGGCATACCATTCATATTCCATTCGGAATATCTTGATCAACTACTTAAAGTTGATCAAGCGGCCTTTTAAAACACCTCCCCAGCGGGAGAGTGTTCACCCGCGTAAGTACTGAAAAGACTTACAAAAATGAACAAATCAAGAAGAAAGAATAACAAGAACAATAGGAGCAAACAAAGATGGAGGAGGTCACGTCAAATTGGACGTCAATCTCAAGCTGTGAGTCACAGCATACGAAGGAATAAACCACTGAAATCACACCGCATTCGCCACTCAGAGATGATTGGCTCAGTGCGGCATGAAGGTCCAGGTGAGTTTGTTAAGAAGTATGAAGTGCAACCAACAAATGAGTTGGTGTTTCCGTGGGTCAGCAGATTGGCCCCGCTGTTTGAACGCTACATCATGCATAATTTTGAAGTTGAGTATTGTAATGAAACCTCGATGAACACGAGTGGGAGTATCACAATTGCTCCTGATTACGATCCAACTGATGACAATGCTGAATTAACGCGTAGAAAACTGATGTCATTTAAAGATGCCATCACTGGAGCACCATTCGACAAGTTTACCATGCGGTGTACCAAGTCATGTTTAAAACGAAATGAACCGTTTTACACTAGAACTCCTGGCAAATCCCCGAACTTGCGACTCACTGACGTAATGAACGTTTATGTGGCATCAACAGGTGTCACAACTCAAACATATGGTGTCCTTTGGGCTCATTATGATATTGAGTTTCTTATACCACAAGAAGCAAACGCAGTCAGTTCCTTTTATGGAAAGATCGATGAAGTGTCGGACAATGATGTCCCCTTCGACCCGATCAATTGGATTGGTGCGGCTGTACAGGACACACTGTCAGTAACGTACCCCACAGAAGACGTAGCAGTAGCAGGAAGGGAAATTCGCATCGGTGAACCAGGAATATACACGGCTATCTTTGAAGTCGTGGCTGATGGTCTGATGTCCGTGAATAACCCTATTGCTGCCGCTACTCGAGGTGTTTTAGACTTTGCAGTTGAATCCAGTGTGTTAAACGCCACTGGTCTTGCATGGGTCGTAACAATGACATTCAAAGTTGCCCAATTGGCAACTGACATTTACTGGGCTGGTATAGTTGAAGGACCTACTATCAGTAAACTCGCTGTAACTATTAGTGAGCTCGCGCAAGCGCCGGTATAATTGAACAAATCTACCTTAAAATAACCCAAAAATCAGAACAAAATAAAATGTATCAGTGCCAC